GGTTGATCTCAAAGTGCATCTCGTCCTTGCGCCCTGAGTAATCTCCGCCCCATCTTATGCCATATTTTACGCATAAAGCCTTGAGCATTGGCACTTTCGACGCGTCGAACGTGTTCACTTTTCCGAGAGAATGGCTGAGAGCATTGAGATCAATGGCCGTTCCAGAGCTGTGATTGCTGACAACGCTATCTGAGCCTCTTACCTTGCGGAATGCATAGCCCCAATCATCGAGCGTTCCCTCATCGATGGGCTCGATGAGAGTGTGGAACTCTGCTGCAAAGTTGATTAGTAATGGCGCGACCTTTGATGCACATCGGATCTTGAGATTCGTGCCCGGTACTGGATAGGACTTGATTCCGATTGCAGACTGATCCTCTGATGCTGGCCAGCCGTTCGAACTTGTAAGCATTTACAAGCCTAGTGCCTTATATTCTGCAACTGTTAAACCTGTTGCATTGAATAATTTTTCTTCTGCTGTCAGTTCTTTTGGCGTCATGGTTCCATTATGTGCTGCGACTATTGCAGAGACTTTTGCTTCATCCTTGGCCGCAATGTTTAGCGAAAGTAAACCGTCACCGTTATCACTAGGCCAACCAACAACCTTAATATCAGCGGCCTCTAATTCTTTTAATAATTCTGCGCCGTTAAGGTTTTGAGGTTTAGTAAATGAAATCATCTTATGCTCCTATGTAAGAGAATTGGTAACGTGATGCAGTAAATATATTCAATGCCCCGCCGCTATTCTGCCAGACTTCAAGTTCTACATAATCGGCAGCGGATAGGTTCAATTCTAGATTCATTGTTACCATTGCACCACGGCTTGAACCTAATTGTGGGCTTGCAAAATTTGGAGTACCTGCAACATATCTAGTGCCATTAACATAAATTGAAATTTCAACACCACCAGAACCACTGCCAGTAATAATTTGACCCGATACGCGCCATTTGCCACCGTAACCTGAAGGTACGGTCATTCGGGTCGGAGATCCTGCGTCGTGAATTGCATTGGTGTCCCACGCCTCGGTGTTCCAACTCAATTTCGTATCCGTAGAATTTGAAATTGATTGATTGGCTGACATTGATATTGAAGCACCGACATAAGTTGAACCACTGGCCGGTGTCGCCCAAGCTGGAACGCCTGAAGCAACTGTAAGCACTTGGCCAGTAGTGCCAATTCCTAAACGCGTGTTGGTGTTTGATGTTGATGATCGATAAGCAATATCTCCAAGAGTTGTCTCTGGATTTAGAGCTTTGAGTGATGTGTCTACTGGCTGGCCGAATGCTGCAAAGTCTGCTGGAAGGTCGGTGACCAAATCAGTACTTGTTGGCATAGGCCATGAGTAGTTAGTTGTTGGATTAGCCATTCATATTCCCTTTCATCATGAGACGATTGTAGCGTTTGCCCAATCTAATATCGGCGACACGGTATTCCATTGCTCAACTATTGGCACATCGTTCCAACGCATTGCTTGGAGCGAATAAGCCAATGGAGACATCTGCAAGGTAACCGAGAGCTCATTGTAAGATGCTCGGAATGTCCAGCCCTCGACGAATCCTTGGAATACTCCTGACGACATATTCGATGGAAGGTCATTGAGTGCTATCGGCTGACCCATAAAGATATTGATGAGCGCGTCACGATCTGAATTGTCAAGCTCTGGATTGGTGAGTGCATAAGTGATGGACTCAAAGATTGGCTGTGGATAGGCTCGCAGAGCTAGATAGAACGCGGCCTGAGATTCGGCATCGGCTCGGTGCTTGATGGTTGTTGTGATGATTTGTGCCAGATTGCCATAGAGACCGATTGATGCCTCATCGGTATCGCTGACTTCACTAGCCGAGTTTGTGCCGAACTTAATGGTCAAGTCATTTCGGACATCTCCTGCCCGTGTCTTAATGGTGATGCCTTGGCCTAGAGCTTGATTAGCTGTTAGATCTGTGTAGCCGTAGGTCGAAAGATAGACAGTGCGATGCGTAGAATCACCATAGGATATGAGGCCGGACGCCGACTCATATAAATATCCGGCGCCGCTAGTGGCTAGAGCTGCAACCACGTCATAGACCACTGCTCGATTTGATGCCCTTTGTGCCAGCTCATAATTGCCAGGAGTATCAATCTCGCCAAGGCCAGTATTCTCGGCATCTTGCCATTGAGTCGTCGGATCATAGGTATTCCACTGGAGCGCGGCTGGTACTTGTTGCCACTGTGCAAAGAGCACTTCCCGCAAAATTGTCTCAATCTGATTGCCATCAAAGTCCTGAGTCAAGACTCCATCTGTGAGTGCCTTTTGAAGCCTTGCAAGGGCTCCTAGAGCCGTGATGGTGACTTCCTGCGTGTAAGCACTAGACCCGACCTGTGAGACGCTGACTGAGATGTCCACAACCGAACCGCCGAAGATTGGCACATAGACGGCCGATGTGTCTTGGACTTCGATGGAGAGTGTGTCATTGATTTCATAGGGCAGTGCAGCCTGACCAAAGATGATCAGAGTGATTGAGCAATAGCCAGCTTGTGCCTGTGTGTAGATATTTGTGCGCCCTGATGTGATTGCAAGATTGGCGATGACTGAGCCAGTGACATCAGTGCCATTAATCTTTACTCGCCAGACGGGAGCCCATTGAGTCATTAGTCGCCCCGGGCTGATATACCAGATAGGGCATTGGCTCCACCTGTGCCGCGATAGTAGGAATCATTCAAAGTGTTCACAATTGTTCGAGCTGTGCCTTCTGAGTCGATTGCGCCATTGACTGTGATGTTGATGTCATTTCGCACTTGTCCCATGCCGCTGTTCTCTGAATAATTGCCCATTGTTGATGCTGCAACTGAAACCACTGAAGCAACTGATGCAGCGCCTTTGGCCGCCGAAGAGACTCCTGCCGATGATGTGGATCCACCTGAAACCGTTGGAACATTGATGGTTGGAATCGCTGTGCTGGATGATGCGACTTTCGGAATGGAGACGTTTGGAACGCTGATTGATGGTGCTGAAATCTGATTGATGTTTGGCAGGAATGGCACTGAGTTATAAAGACGAATGAGCGCATTGATTCCTGAGACCGCGCCTGAAATGAGTGCATTAAGGCCACCATAGACCGCGCCCATCACGTTGATAATTCCGCCTGCAATCTCTCCAATAACCTTGAATGCTCCACCGACAACCGTGACCAACACTGGCACAACATACTTCTGAATAAATCCAATCAAAGTCATAAATGCTTCTTTGTTGTTATCGATTGCATCAGTGATTGGCTTGAAATAATCTGCAAACTTTCCTAGTGCTGGAACTACCTCATTGAGAACGAAATCGGCTAAATTTTGAATAATTGGCAGTAGTTTGGCTCCGATTGTTTCCTTGGCTTCATCGAATGTGACTTTCAATCGCTCCATGCGGCCTGCATAAGTCTCTGCATTACGGGCTGACGCTCCACCGAAGAGATCCGTGAGCTTTGTCTGCACATCCGTAAATGACATAGTTTTGAGTTCTGCAGCCGATAGGCCAATCCCGAGCTTGCCAAGTGCTGCCGTGTTGCCGTCATATGCTTTGCCGATTGCGTTGGCTACTGTCTCAAGTGGCTTTCCTGTCGCTTGAGCCGTATCCATAGCAATTGAAAGAAGATCCTGTGCTTTGCTCAAATCGCCAGTCGAGAGAGCGATGCGCTGTAACGCTGGCCTCAACTTTTCGTCGCCAACACCACTGGCCAGAGACATCTTGAGAATCTGTGCCTCTGTTGCCTTGATTTGTGCCTCTGTTGCACCTGTTGCCGCCTTGAGTGCTCCTGCTAGGCGTACCTGTGCAGCTTCATCTTCAATGGCTGCCTTGACTCCATCGACTGCAAGCTTGATTGCGTATGCGCCTGCTGCCGCTCCTGCTGCCGCGAATGCCAGCCCTGCCTTCTTGCTGAACTCGCCCATCTTGCTCGATGAGTTATCGACATCTCCATTGGCCTGTGCCAGTGACTTCTTGAGTTGATCTACATCGGCCAGAATCGAGAGCTTTAATGTGCGTGAACCTTGTCCAGCCATTACCACTCCTTAAGTATTCTATCGAATGCATTCTCCCACTTGGCAATGATCTCTGGCTGTATTTCACGCAGTGTTGGATAGATAAACCATCCTTTAGATCCACGACCTTGAGAGCCTGACCAGATTGGGAACTGTTTGAACTTATTAGATCCAAACTCTGTGCCGCCCCATAGGTCGCGAGTAGTCGCACCGCCTGAGAACTTTTGTCCGACATAACCGAATGAAAGTTCACCAATCTTGGATGACTTAGAGACCTTGGAACCTTGAGCAATACGGTCGGCGACCTTGCCGCGACCGACTGCCTTCTGTTGAATCTTGCCCTGTGCGAACTCTGCAAGAGCTGATGATTCGCGTTTGGCAGCATCGGTTGCAGAATCATCCATCGCCTTGAATGCCGAAGTGATGCGACGCAGGTCGGCCTTGTCATAGGCTATCGAGACCTCATCGCTCACTTTGCTTCTCCAATATCTCCATCGCAGTATAGATCTGCTCCGCCGTGACCCATTCGCTCATCGGAATCCCTGTTGCTATTGCTAGATCAACAAGGATGCGATTTACGCTTCCGGCGGCGTAGCTTTTGGGAGTACTTCACCGACTGTCACATCGGCAACTGTCTCACACCATACTTCATAACCTTTGACTGGCTTGCCAGCAGCTTCGCGCTTCATAGCATTCCAAGCAAGGAAGAGCAGATCAGAGATTCCGATTTTGTCCTGTGCTTGGCTAATTGTGCTGCCTGTTTTGTTTTCCCATTTAGCCCACTCTGGCGGCTGTGCTGTGTACGTGCCAAACTCGCCATTTGTGTATTCGATGATGATTGGTAGTTTCATTGTGTGCTCCCGTTTCTCTTGTCGATTAGCTGATTGTTAGAACTGGCGTTCCTGAGACAAGCATTGCCCAAGAATCTGTCTGTGCATCTGGCGCTGTGCCGCCTGCATTTGGGAACACTGGGAACACGTTAAGCGCCCAGACTGCTCCAGTTGCAGTTGTAAGTGATACTGCTAAAACTGTGTTTGGTGCAGTATTGGCTGCAGTCCACATCGCTTCGAAGAGTGATGATGCAACGCCCCAGTCTGCAAGAAGCTCAAGATTGAGTGTCCATTGATCATCGATGTGCTTGTATGCCTTGCCATCGAGTGTCTGATAAGTCGTAATGACTGGCGCGTTCGATAGAACTGCCGAAGTTGTTTGTGCGTCGTAATTCACGGTCGCGATTGACAATACGATCTCTCTCGCCGTGACGATTGTTGTTGGCATTTGCTTCTCCTTCTAGATTGTCTGTTGAGTGTAGTAAGTGGAGACCGAGAGATCTGCAACGAGTAAATTACTCGCACCGACTGACGTGATTGACGGCCTTTGAACGTCGCCGACGACGTACCCTGTCGGCATAGCCGCCAGAATGCTGATGATGAGCTGCTCAAGATTATCGAGTGCTCCTGCGTTGGAATTGTATGCAACTGCTGCTGTAACAATAAAATTGACCTTGACTCTGACCGATGACTTGCCAATCAGATTTGTCTCTAAATATGGAGCATCGGGAACGATGACAACGGCTGGCGGAATGACTGCCTCTGGCACTGATGAATAAACTGAGGCGACTACTCCTGCCAGTGCTGTGGCGAGTGTGCCTCTGACATTGGTTGCGATGGTTGTTGGTGTAGGCATTTACTGTGCAATCGTTGAAACGTCGACGTAATTTCCAATAAGACCAATGACACGGTTCTGGAGCGACCGGCCCATTCTGAACGGGCTTGGAGCGAAGTCCACACCTTCAATTTGTCCGCCGGGTGCGACCACGCTTTGAAATATCTCGACGCTAACGATGGTGACCGCCTGTTCGATAGCATCGACGCTTGCGTAAAGTGTGGCCGCACTTGCCCCGGATAGGCTAGCAACTCCTGCTGGAATACATTGGCGAAATCCAATGTCTGCATTCGTAATCGCTGCAGTGAATACATAAAAATCACCGGGAGCGTATTGGAATGGAAGATTATAGAACGGCTGATAAAAATTAGATGTAACTGTAAATGTGCCATTAAATGTTGTTGGCAGGCATCCAGTTACGACAACACTCTGGCCTTGAACGAATGTGTTCTGGCGCTGAGTCATGAAATAGCCGACATTGTTTGAAAGATACACGCCAGCGATGGCGGCAGTGTTGGCAGTTAGAAGCGGCAGAATTACCTGCTCGGAAGCATCGATGATTCCTTCAAGATAAGCATCTGAATACAAGGAAGAAGAGACACCAAGCACCGTTCGCAGCTCGGAAGCTGTAATGATAGATGGCATCTCTTCTTCCCTTCGTATTCGGCTGGCCTAGATACGGGAGCGCACCTAGGCCATGATCAGATGGATCAGGTTAGGTTGAAGCGACGTAGGCCGCCTGCGAATGTAACACCTGCGGCGATGTAGCCGTAAAGTGCAATCTCAATCTCACCTGTTGTTGGAACATTGGTTGAAAGTGTAAGAGCTGGGCTCTCAAAGATTTCAATTGAGTTTGGCTCGATGATAAATGCTGACTCATCGATTGTGGTTGCAACCATGTTTGGATCAACATAGTAATCCAAGCCCAGTACATTTCCACGAAGTGATGTTGGAAGAGCAGATCCACCGGCGTTCATTGGATTTGCTGCTGAGTAAATTGGACGGCCTGTTGTGTCCACTGAAGAGAGAAGCAATGACCAGACGCTAACTCCTGATGTGAATGCCTTAGCCACGCGCTTTGTTGCAGAATATGCAAGAGGAGCCTGTGACGATACGAATCCAATGAGTCCAGCAGATGTTGCATCTTGTGCAGTTGCCTGTGTTCCGCCTGCTGTAATTTGTGCAATTACGTAAGCATCTGTGGCCTGTGCGTATGCATCCCTGAGGTTAGAAAGCATGATGTCATAAAAGCTCGGATCTGACCGATCCAGGAGCTCAACCGAATAGCGTTGGAAGCCCATTTTTTTAATTACTGTTGCATTGATGTATTCGGATGTAATTGCAGTTGTTCCAGTTGGATCTCCGCCTTCTGCCACTGTTGCAGCAGTTGCATTTGCAGTGATTTTTGGAATTGAGACAACCATTCCGGCGGCTGCTAATGGACGAGTGCCACCGCAAGCTTCAATGACTGGACGTGTTGCATTTGTATTCTGTGCAACATCGCGAACGTAAGAAACCGGCGAAAATGCAGGATTTGTTGTAAACGAATCATCGGCTGCCATCACGTACTGGCGAGAATCTTCATTGCCAAGCTTTGCGCGAATTGTGTGCTCCAAGTAATTTCCTGGAGTAATGATTGGTGAACGAGGTGCTGTGAAATAAACTGGACGCTGTGCTTCTGTCGCCTTTATTTCTTTGGAAGCTTCAACCGTTTCGGCTGCTGCTTCTGGAACGGTTGGAGTTGTTTCCACTTGCGTTTCTCCTTCGATAGATGGAAGTGCATCTGATACCACATCGGCATCAGAATCTTCTTGACTTGCGGCCACGCTAACCTTTGCGCTGGCTATTGCTGGATCGGTGACGAGTGAGACCTCTTTGAGAGTCGATGCACTGATGACAAGAACGCCATCGACATTCTTGTACTTATCGGCCATAACTCCCACACTAAATCCGTCTCTTAATCCAGTGCTGGCCTCGACCAAGGCATCAGAACCTGCTGTGGTGTTCCCAATAGCAAAAACGGCATCGATGCCTTCTGTACCGACTTTGTAGCTCTTTAAGAATCCGATTGGTGCTTCGCGGCGATGTTCTAATAGAAGTTTGGTTGTGTCGCCGAATGTGATTGAGTGTGGCAAGAACGACGTCTCGCCTGCTGAAGTTGAGCCTGTTTCGTTCCATGTCACTATCCGTCCTGAAATGGTGCGCTGTGGAAAGTCTGTTGCAGTGACTTTGATTGAGAAATTAAGATTCAATGGAACTTCTTTGATTGTTTTCATCCGAGTATGTCCTCTTCCATTCTTATCTCATCGATTGTGATTGCGCCCATGTCGAATAACATTTTGTACACTTCCACGCGCTCCTTGACTGATCCACGTAGATAATCATCTAGATCGAACTTAACTTCTTGCGATGCTGGAACGAAATCGTTAGCCATTCCAGTCATTGAAAGACGCTCTTCAATTGCAGTCATAATTGGACGCAGTGAAAAGTCAACTAATGATTGACGTGCAAGATTGGCGTTGGAATAAGTCATAGATGAGCCTGATTCTGCATCGACGTAGAATGCTGGAATGCCTGATGCTCTGGCTAATTCTGTGGCAACGTATGACCGGGCTTGATTGAGTTGAAGGCGCTCTGGATCAAAGCCGACTGTTTCCATTGTGACATCTGCGTTCAAGAATGCTGTGCCGCGATTGCGTCGAGCCTCGCCCCATGATTGAAGAAGCTTTGAAATACGATCGGCCGGTAATGCTGTGCCATTTGATTTGAGAACCATTGTTGGCACTGGCTCTTTTGCATACATGACGGCGGCGCGCTCTAACTCTGCGCCTGCCTTTATTGTGCGACCTGCGCGATTAAGAATGCCTTCATCATTGCCGCTGAAAACTGCTAAAGCGCCTACACCTGATGCTGGAACTGGAATGTTATCGACTGTGTAATAGTCAATCTCTGTTCCACGTGCATTGGTAACCATTGCAACGCGAGTTGGATCAATGCGCTCTGCCGATCTGATGCGATATGTGTCGGCGTAGATTTCCAAGATACGTAAGTACGCGTAACCGTGTAGAAGTAAATCCTCACATAGCCAGGCATAAGTAGCAGACCCGGGAACTCTTGGATCTGGCTGGCTAATTACTTTTGGTGGACTCTCCACACTTGCGCCATCCATGCGAGTGCGTACCTCGAGCGGAATCGATGCAACTGATGAGCAGATAATGTTGCGAGCTCTGGCACACGTTGGAATCGACATATATTCTGCGCGACTTGCAGTGATTCCTGTAACTCCATAGAAGTTATAAATTGAGGACATTGTGTTCACTGGAGCCAGAGATGCGTCCACGTCAATAATTGGAGCAGACGGTACTTGATCAACTACGCGAGAGAATAAGCCCATGCGCTAAGTGTAAAGGTCACGTGTACATCTAGCCAACGAGAATGTCAATCTCCATCTCTGGGCGTGTCGCAAAGTGCGTTGCAAGAGCTGCTGCCACTCCTGCACAGACCGCCACGCTTGACGCTCTTCTTCCAATAATCCATCCGCCATCGCCCATAGGAAGTCTCACGGCTGATAATATCTGCTTGGTGAACTCTGTCTGCTTGCCGTGAATAAGCCGCTTTGATGTAATAGCCCCAAGAAGCTCATCGCAAGCTTGACCGTATAGAGCTCCATCGATGTCAATGACTGGGATTCCTGCTGGCTGTAATCTGGCCGCTACCGCCGAGCTTGTCCTCTTGGAAAATGCCACATACTCGATTGGGTATTTCCGAGCATATGGAGCGATGTCATTGGCGATGGCCTTATCATCGAGCGAGATTGGATTGTGCCAAGTGTGAAGTAGCTTGATGATGAATGTGTCATCGGGATTCTTTTGAGCCGCAACCAATGCCCCATCTCTACGATCAGGCGATAAGTCCAGACCAAACCACGTTACCTTTTCGACATCCAGCTCAATCTCATCTGCTCCACACTCATTCCACTCTTTGGCCGGGATTGCGCCTGAAATGGTATTGACCCACCTACATAGAACCTCGGTCTGGACGACATCTGCTGGATCATTAAGTACGGCGCGGATATTGTCCTCATGAATCGTGTGGCCAAGGGCAGGATTAGATGCGACCCAATTGCGCTCATCGGTAATTTTGTCCGAATAGGCAGACCACTCAAAATAAGCAATCTCATCTTCTGCGCCTGCCGCGCTAGCCATTCCTCGATCTCGCAACTGGTTGAGAATTAGAGAGTGCTGGTCGCCAGCGTTTGAGAATGTCCAGAGCTGAGGATTCTTAGCCGCCATCATTGTGTACCTCATAGCAGACCACGCTTCCGTGTCCTTGAGTTGGCGAGTCTCATCCATGTAGACCGTCTCAGGCTTGGCAAAGCCTCGAGCTGCAGCATTGGCCGCCTTGACCACGTATCGAGCGCCAGACATTAACTCGATTTCCTCGGATCCATGAGCCCATCGAATCTTCTTGACCTGCTTTGCCAGCGATGGATTGCTCTCGATAATATTGACGACGTGCCTAAATGTCTCAAGCGATGTTGTAAGTACGTGAGCCGATCCCAATTGCAGGGGCTCATTCCATAAAAACATCCGGGCAAGAATGGACATCTCCATGATGGTGCTCTTCCCGTTCTGTCTGGCGGCCACGACCACCACCACCGGGTGCTTCCAGCGGCCATCAGGCTTGACCTTCATTGCGTGTTCAAATACGAACTTCTGCCAAGGCATTAACTCAAAGCCCAAAGATGCAGCAAAGTCGATAATTTCCAAGCCCCTAGACGGTAAATCGTTCAATTTCGAGTGGATTCTAGGCGTTCCTGAGCCTATAAGCCGCTCTGGTTGAGGAACTATTCCCTGTTCATCTATATCCAGCCCTGAAACGACCTTGAGCGCCCTTGTACGACCCTGTGCGCCCTTAGTCATGACTAGTCGATTCGTTGGTAGGTGAAAATGGAATAG